ACAGCACCAATATCGCAAGGCGTGGGATTCAAGACACGACACGTCAGGGCACCCTAGTTCTCACAACAACCGTGGGTGCCACGCCTACCGTCACCATCAACATCCAGGGCTCAGGGGATGGCGTCAACTGGGTGAACATTCCATACAGCGCGGAGAACACAATCTCCGGTACCTGGGTGACGGCCGCTCTCACGATCACCACGGCCAAGACCGGTTTCTACAACCTCCAGCCAGACAGGGGTTGGAGATTTCTCAAACTAGCCTATTCAGCAAATACCAACGTGACCACTACAGCCGATGCCTACCTCTAGGGAAGTGTTCTAGGTGTCTACATTCCAGCTCTACGGGAAGGTCGGGGCCAACTTCCTCGGCGGTGAGGCGTCCGGCGACGTGGGTATGACGGACTATCTCACCAACACCCTGCGGTTCACGCTTCACACGGCTACTTATGTGCCGAACATCGATACCAATGAGGCATTCGCCGACGCCACGAACGAGCTCGCGACAGCCAATGGCTACACGGCCAACGGCATTGCCATCGCTGGCAAGACCGTGGTTTACAACGCCACCGGCAACATCACCACGTTTGACATGGACGACACGACGGTGACCTGGACAGCCTCCGGGGGCTCGCTGGTCTTCCAGTACGCCGTCCTTCACGACGATAGCGTGACGGTCGGCCCACCGATCAAGCCCCTCATCGGCTACATCGACTGCGGAGCCCAGACCATTACTGCGGGTAACACCTTCACAATTACCACTGGCGCAAACGGGCTGTTCCAGGCAACCGTAACGTAGACGAACGCCCCGGCACCGCTAGCACGGCCCGGGGCATGGCACACGGGAGGTCCCCCGTATGCGGAAGTATCTTGGGAAACGCAGCCCTCGCTGGGCAAGTCGGCTATTCGGGGGATTCCTTGCTGGGGCACTTGTCCTAGTAATGGCCACGCCAGCGCAAGCCCTGACCGCCCCCGTACTGTCGTACAGCCAAGTCTCCGAGACCTCGGTACGTCTTAGTTGGACGGATGCGGGGAATGAGAGGGAATACTGGGTCTACCGGAGCGGCATCAAAATCACAGACCTCGGCGCCAACACGCTGGGCTGGGACGCCACCGGGTTGACGCCGGCCACGACTTACACCTTCCGCGTGGATGCGAAGCGGGGCGGTAGCACGGCTCCCTCCAACCCGGTTACTGTTACCACTCTTGGCGGCCCGCCGCCAACATGCCAGGGCGTGCAGGTACCCGCCGGCTCCGACTTGCAAACAGTATCCTCAGCCAACCCACCGGGGACGACCTTCTGCCTCGCCGCTGGCACGTTTACCGTGCCATTTAGTCCCAATTTCTCCAGTGTCACATGGGAAACCGGAGATGTAATCCAGGGCGCAGGGATTGGGGTGACCGTCATCGACGGCACGGCAGTCTCCTCGGCCATGTTCGGTGGGTACGGCTATACCGTTCGTGATCTATCCATCGGGCATGCTGGCAGGCATATCAGCACGGGGCAAGCCTGCGATGGGAATGATAGTTTATGTGGCGCCGCTTTCTCCACTAGAAATTCGACCCTGACAAATATTCGCTGCTTCGACAACGGTAGTGACTGCATTGCCTACGGTTCTGGCGACCTTATCCTCAGCAATATCGAATGTGACGGTAATGGTTGGCATCCAAGTGGGCTGAATATTCAGGCAGCCTGTATCAAGATCACTTCGGCGGGCGGCGACCTGACGGTCACCGGGTCGAACATCCACGACAACTTCGGCGCAGGGATATGGGGGGACTACTGCGGTGCAACCCATGTTCATGGCTGCCACTGGCTGATTGACGGTAATAGCATCGACCGAAACACCCTCACGGGAATTGCCTGGGAGGTATCCGGCAACCACAATGCTGGAGACAACATCATCATCCGCAACAACACCATCCAAAACAACGGCGGAGCTTCTGTCAGCGGTGGAGCGGGACTGGTGGCCAACGACTCCTCGAACTTGGATGCGCACCACAATATCTTTGGTGGTAATGTGGTGTGGAACGGCAGCCAAGTCGTGTGCTGTCGGGGTTTCGTGGCCTGGGAAGGAATGCGCGACCCAGCCGCCATGTACAACGTCACCGTCCACGACAACACGATGAATGGAGACGCGGTCGATTATTGCGCTCCAGACAACCCTGGTGTGATCTGTACCAACAATACCCCGTGACCCTCCCCCGAACCTAGGCTCATGCCGTTCCAATTCCTGAACGATCCAGAGACATCCGCCCCGACTGACCAGATTGAGCCGGATGCTCGAGACTTCGAGATCATGCTGGCCGCTCACAGTACCACGGCGGGCTCAGGATATGGCACTGGCCCTACTGGTGTGCAGTCGGGTTGTGCTGTCACCGCCCAGGGTACGCCAGACCAAACGGTATCCGTCGCTGCGGGGGTAGTCCGTATTGGCGGACGGCAGGTTACGGTAGCAAGTGGCAATGTCTCACTTACGGCAGCCGACGCCACGAACCCGCGTGTTGACCTCATCACCGTAGACACCACTGGCACGAAAGCGGCACTTGCCGGCACGGCTTCAGCAGACCCAGTGTATCCAGCACTGCCCGCCGGCAAGGTCATTCTCGCCCAGGTCTTCCGGGCAGCGAACGACAACACCATCCAGACCGCCGATATCACCGATAAGCGCGTATTGGTTGATCGTCCTGGTGTAGAGAATATTTTGTGGTATGGCGCCGATGCGACGGGGGCTGCGGATTCTTCCGTTGCCATCCAGGCCGCGATCGATTCAACTCCAACAACCGGGGTCGGCCGGGGCAACATCATTTACTTCCCGCCCGGTCAGTACAAACTGAATACGACCATAAATCTCAAGGAAGGCATTGTCCTCGAGGGCACCAGTGCTGGTGCCTATCGGGAAGATCGCTATGGAAGCTGTCTCGTTCCTGGTACGGCAGGAATGACGATGCTAATAATCGACGGTGGGGCTAATGTCCAGCATCACGGCCCAGAGTTCCGGAATCTGATCTTCCAGAAGGGCGCTGTGGGTGCCGACACCAAAGGCGTTGTCATTAGGAATACCAACCGCTGCAATTTCTATTCCTGTTCCTGGAATGACATTAGTTACCCGGTCTATCTTGACTCTACGGCGGATGGGCAGAGTGCCGGTGACTGTGCTTGGCACAACTTCATTGGTTGCCATTGGGCCGGGTACTCCGTGTGTGCCATTCATACGCGCAAAACCAACGGATATACCGTCCTCGGGGGGGAAGTTAATCAGCAAACGATTGGCACCGCCAAGACACTGACCGCCGCCTCAATGTCGGGCACCGTTGCCACGTTCACTACCTCGGCGGCTCACGGCTTCAATCAGGGTGGATTGGTCACTATCGCCGGGGTAACTCCAAGTGGTTACAACGGAACATGGGTCATCGCCACCGTCCCCACTACGACTACGTTTACCTGCACCATGTGGGTATATGCTTCAGCGCCCACAACAGAGTCGGGCACCACGGCAACCTACACCCTGATTGGTGCGACACATAATATCGCCAACACCAATACCGTAGTGGTGGAGGGCATAACTCCGAGCGGCTACAACGGGACACTGACGGCTAGTAATGTCACCGCCCATACCTTCGACGCTACCCTTGGCACCTCCGGCCTTGCCGCTGCCACGTTGTTCGGGCGGGTGGCTGTCTCTGGGCTTGCTGCTGGCTCGGCATTCGGTACCGCTACCCAGGCAAACGCCCTAGGCTTCAACGTGCCGGGATCCGGTTCGGGTTCGGACAAGCACATTAGAGTTATCGGGGTCAAGATTGATGGCGGTATCGGGGTCAATATGACTGGCGGAGCGAGTGAATTTGACGCTTGCCATTTCGAGGATTGCAATCCCGCCATCCAGGTCACTAAAGATTACGGTCAGTCTGCCTTATCAGCCAATGCGAATACCTTCAACGGGGGAGTCGTTACAGGAACCGGAACCGAGACGGGGATCATCCTTGGTCTCAACAGCGAGAATACGACTCTCTTCGCTATGACCTATATCAACCTTGCTACGAACCTCACGGACAATGGCAGCATCAACACCACATACATCCCCAATACGAACCCCGAAATTGCGAAGCTGCCGAGAGCGCTTGACTTACCGCAACTTACCGCCCCCGGCAACCCCGGGGCGAATACTCACCGCTTTTATGTTGATAGTGCCGATACCATCTTCAAATCGAAGAACTCAGCGGGAGTCGTGTCTGTCTATGGAGCCCGCACTCGCTCGCTGTTCATCGATGGTTCGGTACTCCGCGTTGACGCTGCTACCGGCGTGAAGCTGGGTACTCCCCCAAACGCAGTAGATGGAGTCTCCTTGGCCAACGCCATTACTAGCGGGGCCTATTGCAACTTCATCATGCCGGTGGATGTCATCACCGGCACCCTAACGATACGCCCCATCTGGGTGCCGAGTGCGACAGACGGCACGGCTCACACGGTCCAATGGCAGATGAACATCAAAATCATCAGTGCGGCAGACGTTACCGCCACCGGAACATCGGTTGCCTGGACGGGAGTCTCGGCCGCACGAACGGTGAACGTGGAAGTCCTTGAAACTGGTCAGGTATCAACGGGTGTGAGCCCTGCAGCGTCAGACCGGGTACGGCTGGAGATCCAGCGTATCGGCGGCTCTGGTTCAGATACATATGTCGGAGACGTGTATCTAGTCGGCCTCCGGATTGATTACTCAGCGAACAACTAGGGAGAGACATGCCAGCACCAATTTGCGTAGCGGGTGGCGGGGCGAATGAGATCGTCACCATCACGTCCACTACCGACCAGACGGCCACGACCGAGACGGCCCATGCCACCATGACTATCCTGGCCAATTCCATATCGGTCGGTACGACCTGGCGGATGTACGCATGGGGAAACACTGATAACGGGACTACGGCCATTACGTTCACACCCCGAATTCGATGGGTCACATCGGGCAGTGCTCCATCTACCGGCGTTCAGCTCCTCACTGAGCCCTTCACGGCCAGCACCACGACGAACACCAACAGCCAATGGGCGCTGGGTGCCAAGGTGACCATCCGCACCATCGGTGCTACCGGCACGGCGGTCTGCGACATGGTCTATGTGGAGCGAGCCTCATCTGCTACCGAGGTTGAGACTGCCCACGCCGATAACTCGGGTGTTACGGCGGTGACCATCGACACCACCGTCGCGAAAGACTTGGTGTTGAGCTGGGAGTTGAACGTGACGACGGGCGCCCCGCATGTCCGAACCATCGGAGGCTACATCGAACTGGTGAAGGCCTAGATGGCGACCGTCACCGAACTCGGCACCGAGACATGGACAACGACTGCTGGCAATAAAACCGTCACTGCCACTCCGACGCTTAATGATCTCATCGTCATCGTGGCTGGCGCAACAAGTGCGACTACTCCGACCATCTCCGTTGCCGACAACGGGACTGGCGGTACCTACACGGAGATCGTCTCGGCCTCTGGTGGCGGTACTGGTGGGCTCATCAAAATCTTCATACGCAACAATCTGGTGTCCTCGGCCGTATCAACGATTTATACAGCAACTATTGCTAGCGATAGTGGTGGTGGTCTTGATGTCTTCAATGTAAGCGGTATGACCCGGACCGGGGCAAGCGCCGCCCGCCAGTCTGTCGGTGAGAGTACCCAGACAGAAAGTCCGCCCACCATAACATTCAGCCAGGCTCCCCTGACCGCCAATGCATGTATCGCGGGCATTCTCGGCGAGGATAGCCCACCAGCCTTGACAGCACCCACAAGCTGGACAGAAGCAAGCGATGTTGGTTATGCCACCCCGACCACTGGTTTATGGACGGGCTTTCGTAGTTCCGGCGAGACCGGCACCACAATCTCCTGGACCGGTGGAGCATTGACTGACCACTGCGAGGTCATCGTCGAACTAGATATAAGCGCTCCGCCCCCCGCCCAGTTCGCCATGCTCCTGGAGTAGCCAATGGCTAACTTCGTACTCCGCAAGAGTGGTGGCGGATCAACCCTCCGAACGAACGATACATTCCGTGGTGCCGCCACCGGCAATGTCATCATCAACGTTGACACCGCCGGCCAAATCACCTGGACCGGACAAGCGCTTGGTCTGAAGACCAGCATTGCAGTAACAGCCGGGGCGATAACTTGGACCGGTCAGACGGTCGGACTCACCAACACGGCGACCCCAACCGCTGGGGCAATCACCTGGAGTGGCCAAACAATCGGCCTGACCACATCGATCTCCCCAACGGCGGGAGCCATCACCTGGACGGGTCAGGCGCTAGGACTCAAGACTTCTATCGGGGTAGCTCCTGGCGCAATCCTGTGGCAGGGCGCGGCGGATATCGTGCTCCTCTCTGGGACCGTTATCTCCGTTACCGTGCCCGGTGCGATCACTTGGACCGGGCAAGTCATTGGTCTGAAGATCTCGGCCGTTCCCACCGCTGGTGCTATCACCCTCACCGGGCAATCGCTCCCGCTGAAGTTCATCACGCTGATTACCACTCCGGGCCAGATTACTTGGACGGGTTCGGAAGTAACCGCTTCGGGTGTTCCGCCAATCTTTCTCAGCGAAGGAGACTCAGCAGTGCTCTCGATGAATGGAGATTCGAGCACCTCAGCCTTCGATGCCGACTCACTCGTGACTAGTCTTGGAAGCTAACCCGTGTGGCAGTCCAACGCGCCCTTCGCAATACCCAGGCGACCCTAGACGTTACGTTCTATTCGGCCGGCATTGCTACAGACGCCGATGGCGCAGTCACCGTAGATATCACTAGGGCAGACGGTACGGCGTTCGCCACGGGGGCGGCAACCTCTCATCCTGGCCCGACCGGCACCTACCGCTATGCCCTAGCGCCGCAGACGAACCTCGAGTACTTTACCCTGGTCTGGACCGGGACATTTGCCTCGGTAGTTCAGAAGATCACCACACACACGGAGATTGTCGGAGCCTTCTACGCCCCGCTGAACGACATCAGGGCCATGAAGGGCCTTGCCAATACAACCGATTTCCCCAATGCGAAACTCGAGGAAGCCCGCCAGTGGTTCGAGGACTTGGCCGAGGATTACTGCGGACGAGCCTTCGTCCCCCGCTTTGGAATAGACAAGCTGGATGGTGATGGAACCGACACTATCCTCCTGGACCGCATCGAACCGCGCACCATCCTCTCTTGCAAGATCGGCGGGGTAGCCCAGACCGGTCTCACAACGTGGGCGCTGTACGACACCGGTCGTGTGGTCCGGGATGTCGGGGTGTTCGACGATGGCAGTCGGAACGTCGTCATCCAGTACGAGTATGGGGCCGATGAGCCCGACCTAGAGCTGCGCGAAGCAGCACTCCGCGCTATCCAGTACCGCCTGCTAGGCGACAACCTGGGCCTGCCGTCCGAAGCCATCTCCGCATCGGTGGATGTACGCGGACCACTCACATTTGCTGGGGCCGGTAGTCGTCCAACGGGCATTCCTGAAGTTGACCAGGTGCTTGCGAGTCGCGGCATGGCGGTGTGGGTCGGATGATGAGTCGCTTGAGGATGGCGATGATCGGATGACCACCATCGTCAAGGGCGTAGCCGAGACAATCGCAGCCCTCGAGCGCGTTCAACTTGAGGCCAAGGCTGCGACTCCCGTAGCTACGCAGATGGCCGGCCAGATCGTTGCCGCAAAGATGCGGGCTGATGCCCCGAAACGAACAGGGGCTCTTGCGGCCAGCATCCGGGTTCGGCGTGACGGGGACGATGCAATCGTCGGTGCAGATGTCGCCTATGACCGCTTTGTTCAGAAGGGCACGCGATACATGGATGCTCAGCCATACGGAGAAGAGGCATCAGATGAAACGCGTGGAGCGGTAGAGGCGGCAATAGCCGCCGTCTTCAAGGCTGCGTTGAGATAAGGGGGAAGGGTGGCAACGTACACGGTCCAGCAGGTTTCGGAGGCGGGGACACTCGGGACGTATACGGCGGTAAGTGCTACCGATACATTTACGCCGCTGAACGACCTGCCCCACATCTTGCATGTGAAGAATGCGGGGGCCTCATCGGATACAGTCACAATCGACGATCCCAACTCCGTGACCCCGGTCGCTGCAACTGCATTCAACCCCGACCAGACGGGAGCGGTAGTCAACGCGACTGATCGATTCTTCCGCATCGACCCGCGCCGTTGTAGGGCTGCCGGCACGGGGCTTATCACGGTTACACATTCATACACGACGACAGTTACGGCTGCCGTCTTTGTCGGGTAGGGGGTGACAACTAGGTGACCAAGGTAGCCGGATATACCGGGTTCCTTAAGCGGAACACGACGGGTTCTACCTATGTGACGGTGGGCCAGATTATGAGCCTATCGGCCGTGGGTTCGACAAGGAACCTAATCGATGTCTCCGCACATGGAGATACCTGGTCAGACTTCCTCCCCGGCCGGCAGGAGGGTAGCGAGGTAACGCTAACGATTGCCTTCGACCCGGCCGATGCACAGCACCTGGCGCTGAAGACTGACTACGACGCCACTGTTCCGGTGGCTAAGAACTACCAGCTCCAGCACCCAGCCTTCGCTTCTCGAGCACTCCAGTTTCCCGCATACACCACGCAGTACGAAGAAGAGGCGACGGACGATGGTGCATATGAGGCCCACGTAACCTTCAAGATCGTTAGCCCCGGCGTTTCGGTGGTTACGCCTTCGTGATGGGAGCCAGGGAGCGCATTCTTGATCCTGGCAACAACCGGAAGCCGCGCCGCTTGACGGAAGTTCCGGAATGGGGCGACGACGTTTACGTCCGGGTGTTGTCGGCGCAGGATCAGGCAGAACTGGTTGATGCCGGCCCACCGAAGGAATTGCCTGTCAGGGTGCTGCTGCATTCACTAGTAGACCAGGACGGCAACCGGCTTCTGACCGATGATGATTTCGCCGCGCTCGCCAAACAGGATTTCCCGAGAATCCAAAAGGCCTTCGCTGCGGCAACGCAGCTCAATGCGCTGACCCAGGAAGAAGTAGACGAGGCGACGGAGTCTTTCGGGCAAGCCCCAGGCGAGCTCAGCTTTTCCGAGTAGCGCTTGCGCTGGGGCTAACCGCTGAAGAGGTGGGCCAACGGATGACTTCGGCAGAGCTGACTGAGTGGGCCGCCTATGAGCGTGTATATGGCTCCATCATCCCGCATGAGCGCATTGATGTTGGCTTCGCCCAACTGAGTTGGCTCATGGCCAGCCTATGGGGAAGTAGGAAGCGCGGCGATTTCAAGATCCGAGATTTCATGCCGCCCTGGTATCAAGAACTAACCGCGGCGGACAGTGCTCGCCAGGCCTTCGAGGCCATGTTGCGACAGGCTGAGGCTAATACCAAATGAGAATCCCCCCGACCCTTGCTCCACCGTTAGGAGGTGGTAGAGCAGGGACCGGGGGGACGGATTGTTCAATGCGAGATCAGTCTGACCACGTTGTCCAGCAATCCAGATGCCGCCAAGGCACCAAGGACAATGAGAATGACGCTCACCGCAACCCAGTGCTGGATCAGATTCTCGTGCTGTCTAAGACCCTCGTCTGTCTTTCTCATCTTCTACCACCCCCTACCCCCAATTATCGGGGTTACGCGTGGCCGAAGATAGTCCCCCAATCAGGGGATAGGGCTGCCTAATGCCAACAATTAGCACGCTCGTCGTCGCCATCACGGCAGATACCAAGGGCCTAACGACCGGGCTGGCCCAGGCTGAAGGCCAGACTGCCAAGACCACGGGCATCATGTCTTCCTTCGGAGCCGTGGGCTCCCTTGCCCTTACCGGAGCCGCTGTAGCGGCGATCAAGTTCGGGGTGGATTCCGTCAAGGCATTTTCCGAAGCCCAGGCGGTAATGGCCCAGACCGAAGCCGTTATGAAATCCACGGGTGGAGCGGCCAACGTAACCACTCAGGATGTTCTTGACCTCGCCACTCATTGGCAGAATCTAAGCGGCGTCCAGGACGATGCAATTCAATCAAGTGAAAACCTGCTGCTGACCTTCCGGGATGTACACAATGAGGTTGGTAAGGGCAACGACATCTTCAATCAGGCCACGGGTGCCATCCTTGATATGTCCACGGCGCTCAACCGTGGTGCCATTCCCTCGGCGGACCAATTGCAGTCAAGCACCATTCAGTTGGGCAAGGCTCTGAACGACCCAATCGCCGGAATGACCGCGCTGAAGCGCGTTGGTGTGTCGTTCGATGAGTCGCAGATCGCCACAATCAAACACCTCCAGGAATCCGGCGACCTTATGGGGGCTCAGAAGATCATCCTTGGAGAGTTGAAGAAGGAGTTTGGTGGGGCCGCCAAAGCCGCTGGCGACACGTTCGCCGGCCAAGTGGCGAAGCTCCAGGCAAACCTCAACAACCTTCAAGAGGAAATCGGGGGCGTCCTCGTTCCCAGGCTGAGCCTCCTTGCGGATGTAATGAACGACATCGCCCAAAAGAAGATGCCAGCGGCCAGCCAAGGGGTTAGCCTGTTCACCCAAGGCCTTGATGATCTTCAGGGGATCGGGAGCAAAATAGCCCCGACACTACTCGGGTGGACAAGTGCCCTTGATCCACTACAGCAAGCGCTGGAACACCACGACACAATAATCAAGCTCGCCAAAGGCGACATCGAGAATTGGGCCGGCGCGATATCAAACGGCACGCTCACTACAGACCAACTCCGAGCCAAACTCGACCAGATGGGCGGCTCTGCCGACCAAGTAGACAAGATCATCAATGACGTGCGCGGCACGATGATTGGCTGGAGTAAGGATGTCGCCAAGGCCGCCAATGCCAGCAGTGGCTTCGCCCACATGTCTGTCCAGGCATTCGATACATGGCGGCAGGAGAGTGTCGGCGACCTGAACGGAGTGCAGGCATCTCTGGATGACTTGGCAAGCAAGGCTCATCTAACCGCCAGCGCAATTCTTAAGGCATTCGATAAGCAGCTTCAGGCGATGGCCGATTATCAAGAGAATTGGCAGAAGCTACTTGCTCGAGGACTCCCGGACACCCTGGCCCAACAGCTTCAGGAGATGGGGCTCAAGGGTGCGGGAATCGTTGACGCCCTGGCCAATGCGAACGAACGGAAGTTCAACCAGATCATCAACGATTGGCAGAAGGCCCAGCGGGAATCGGTGGAAACTGCCAACTCAATTGCTCGCATCGGTTCCGCGATCAACGCCCTACCCAATGTCACCACTCTGGACATCTTCGTCCAGACCCACGGAACGGGGCACCCATTGCCCCGCGCCCAGGAGGGCGGCTCCGTCGAAAGAACCGGCGTGGCCCTCATCCACAAGGGCGAGACGATTATCCCCGCCAATAGCGGGGGGGGCGGTATCCAGGGCGACATTGTCCTAATGGTGGATAAGCAGGTACTCGCCCGTATCACGCGTGATGAATTGTTGAGGATGAAGGCCCGTAACGCTACGACCGGCCTATGAGCACTCCCACGCTGTCCGTCAAACTCGATCTGGGCGGCTATATCAGCGGCGGGGCGATACTGGATGATGTTGCGACGGCCCAACTAGACACGGCCGTTCTCGGCCCACTCGCACCAACCTTCCCCCAAGACATCACGGCATATGTGAGGGAAGCATCAACAAGCCGGGGTGCTCAGCGTGAGCTTGAGAGAGTTGAGGCCGGCACGGCATCTATCACCCTAGACAACCTGGACGGGCGGTTCACGCCATTCAATATCAGCTCTCCGTATTACCCCAACGTCCTGCCGATGCGGCGCATCAAGATCACCGGGACGTGGTCAGCGGTGGAGTACCCAGTTTTCATCGGGTTCGTGGAGAGCTGGCCAATCACCTTTCCCGGCGACAAGGACATGGAAACCCGGGTCGCGCTGGTCGATGGCATGAAGATGCTCTCCCAGGCGAATGTCTCTGGGGCATTCATCCAGCAGGGTAGCGGGGCGAGGGTGGGGGCAATCCTCGACGCAATCAACTGGCCTACCGCCGACCGGGATATCGACGTTGGCACCTCCACCGTGCCGGCCATCACACTGGCGAATGTCTCAGCCCTTGAGCACATCCAGCAGATAGCTCATGCCGAGGGCGGCCGTTTCTTCATCGGCAAGGATGGTAAGGCCGTCTTCCGGCAAGGCATAGAGACGAATCCGGATGTCTCTACACGCACGTGGGCCGACAACGGCACGGGTATGAGCTACCGAGACATCGCGCCAGACTTCAGCGACAGCCTGATCTTGAACGACGTTCACCTCACCCGGACCGGGGGCACCGAGCAAGTAGCGACAGACGCGACCTCCCAAACCCAATACGGCATCCGCTCCAGTTCGGAGACGGACATCCAGCTTGTGAATGATTCGGATGTCCTAGCTAGGGCCACGGAACAGGTGCGGCGCTACGCCCAGCCCGTCCTGCGGCTTGAGAGCCTGATAGATAACGCCATGCAGCATGGTCTCTGGGATCGCGTGCTTGTCCGGGATATCAACGACATCGTGAAGGTCATCGAATCCCGCACAGCGACATCCCAGATCTCATCTATCGAGGGCATCTCTCACGACATCGGCCGTGACGGTTCATGGACGGTAACCCTTGCAGTGTCACCTAGCAGCCTGATTGTGGCGGGGATCCTGGATAGCTCGACATATGGCCAGCTGGATTCAACGGCAATTCTAGCGTAGGGGGAGATTCAAATTCCGTGGACAACGCCTAAAACCTGGAGCTCCGGCGAGACGCTGACGGCCGCCAACTTCAACATCCATATCCGCGACAACCTGAACACCGTTCCCCACTTCATCGTCAAGAGTGCCGATGAGACGGTTACATCGAGTACGACGCTTCAGGATGACGACCATCTCCTATTCGCCATGGGCGCGAATGAGTCCTGGCAGCTCCATGGAAACCTTTGGACGACCAATGCCGCCGAGATTGGGCATATCAAAATCACCTTCACCGTCCCGGCGTCCGGTTCCTACATGGCAACAGCAGGGGGGCTCTCTACCGCCGGAGCGTGGCAGTTCTCGAGCATCCGGAGCGTCGCGGATACGCCGTCGTTCTTCTCGGCCTCCACTGGGTCACAGATCTGGGTATTCGGAATCTTCCGAACCGCCGGCACGTCGGGAAATGCCACACTTCAGTGGGCACAGAGCGTCTCGAATGGAACAGGCACTATCCTCAAGAAGGACAGCCACTTCTTCATTTCTAAGCTGCAGTGACGTGACCGATTCGGCACGCTCACTCCAATGTTCCCGGTCCTTAGCACCAGCGTCGAAACAGCTCAAATCGAACGAGTCGTCCGGGTGCTTCAACGGGCCAAGATTCGACATTCGATCAACTACGCCTCGGTATACGCGTGTCGGAAGATTGCGGGCAGTGATTCCTGGTCGCAGCACTCTTGGGGGAACGCTGTCGATCTATTCCCGAGGGGGGACATTGACTCTCACGATGCCGTCCGCCGAGCTATTGCCAACTTCGTGGTCAAGAACACCACTCAGAGAACCACGGCCAACCTGGGGCGTAAGCTCGCTGTCTCTGAGGTAATCGACCACTCCGGCCGGCGGATCTGGACTCCCGAACGCGGCTGGCATGAGTACACCGGAACCACCGGCGACCACGTCCACGTAAGCGGTGACCCCCTGCGGAGTGGTACTCCGCCCTGCGCGTGAATGAAAAGCAGCTCGTTCGTTGTGAGCACGCGCCGGATGTCACGCTCCGGGAGTACATCGAACGCATCTTCGACGAGCGGCAGAAGGCCCTTGACGTGGCGTTCAAGGCAAACTCGGAAGCCCTGGCTCTGGCCTCTCGGAACCTGGAGCTTCGCCTGGAGAAGCTGAACGAACTACGCCAGGAGGTTACCCAGGACCGTAGCAACTTCCTGACTCGGGATAGATATGACAGTCAACACAAGGCGCTAGAGGACAGGGTCGTAAGTCTGGAGGGTTTCCGAGGACGGGCCCTGGGATTCGGGGCATTGGTTGCCCTGCTCTCCGGCGTTATCGGTGCAGTCATTCAAAGAGCATTAGGGGGGTGACGAGGAAAAGATCATGGGACTGTTGCTGCTAGTCATCGTCGTGATCGTCGTCATTGTCGTACTAACACGGGTTCTTTAGGGGAGGTGAAAACATGGATCTCTCAGGTGCAGAGGTAGTTGCGTTTGTGCTCTCTGCGGTCACAGCATTCATCGCCGCTGTCCGAAATGACTGGCTTCCTAAGATTGAGAAGCTGGCCCTTGCTGTCTGTTTCGCGGCGATTGGCCTTCTGCTCGCAGTCGTGGGCCATATCGCAATCAGCAAGTAGGGGTAGGAATATGACCACTTGGTATCCCCTGGGTAGGGTATTAGACCCCGAGACGCCTCGGGCCATGGCGATGTATCCCGCCACGGCCTATGAAACGACTCGGACCTACCGCCACTACCCGGCCAAGACGCGGCTGAACCAGGGGGCCTACGGAACCTGTGTCGGCAATGCCTTCATGCATCGCAGGGCCAACGGCCCCCTCCAGATAGACGGCATAACGGAGGACGACGCCCAGAAGCTTTACCTAGAGGCCTCAGCCATCTTCTACGGGGCACCGGACTACGCCATGCAGAGTGGGACATCGGCCCTTAGCGCGTGTGTTGCCTTGATGAATCGGGGGGCTATCGACCGCTACGAATGGGCGACGAGCCCGGAGGCACTTCGCTACATGGTGTTGGAGCGAGGCTCCGTCTGTGTCGGCAGCACTTGGTATGTCTCAATGTTCGACACCCCGCCCGATGGCCTCGGCCACAAGTACATCCGCTATCGCCCCGAGTCCGGTAGGGCTGGGGGTCATGAGTACGAGGTGGTCGGCATCGATCTAGCCCCAGCAGATGGAAGCAAGCCCTACTACGACATCCTGAATTCCTGGGGCCCTGATTGGGCAGACAACGGTAAGGCCCGCATCGAACTCGCCCACCTCGAGGAGCTCGCCTTTACGGGATGGGGCGATGCAGTGCTCATCCATGAGCTGCCGAGGGCCGCATGAAGCTGCACAATCTCTGGGCTATCGGCTGGCTGGTCATCGTTCTGGAATTCATCATCTTTGAGGTCATCTCCCTCGCCGATAAGTCGGAGGAGACGCAGCCGTTCACCTGGTACGTCCGCAAGATCGCCGGCAACTGGACTAACCCGATGTGGTTCCTGATCGCAGGGTTCCTTGTCTGGCTCATCGTCCATTTCCTATTCGTACACGGACACTAGCGTGACCTACCCACCAATCTACGCGTGCATGGACCCGCTGAACAGAGCACCCAGCTACGCAGCAGCCCGGTGTGCCATCTGCGGGTGTGCCACCGACCTGATCCGTCTTGGTATGGAGTTCTCCTGCCGGGGCATGCACCACTTCAAGAACTGGGACGAAATCCTCGACCAGATGGTAGAGATCGCGGAGCCAGTGGCAATCGGATTGAGTCCCTAGATGATTATGCGCTCCAGCCCGTGCTGGTGCGCCACAACCTTTATGCCACATCGCCATGAGTCCGACGGTTCCGACCCCGACACCTGTCCAAGGTGCGGGGAAATACGTCTATCCCATGAGTACTACTGCTTCACGTGTGGGCGACAGTGGGCTTGGGATGAGGTCATACCTTAGCCTGAGTTGTATTGCCCGCCGTTGTGCTGTGTCGCCGACGCGATGGCAGCTACCGATGAGGCAAAGTGTGGGCCATGTGCCTTGCAGACAATACATTCCCATGACCAAGGCCGAGTCTTAGAGATCTTCTCGCCAAACCCCAGGGCGATATCCTTCCGCCACCGGGCATCATGTTTCGTGAAATCCACTGCCATCCCTGATCCTCCTCTCGCCTTTGTCCTGCAACCATTTTCCCATGGCGGTCAATCAAGTCCTTTACTACTTGTGCGTGGAGTGTGTTGTGGCGTAACGCGTTACGCAGCACATATAAAAACTGAGACGTGGCCGAAGACACGGCACCGAAGTGCAAGCGGGGGCACCTCCGTACCCCCGAGAATGTGGGCCCTGGCCGCCATTGCAAGGAATGCCACCGCATCACAGCCCGTGCCGCCCATGCTCGCTACCGGGCAAGCGGTAAAGGCCGCCTGGTCGATGCCCGGTACAACGCGACCACCAAGGGCTGGGCCACACACCGGCGGCATGACCTTAGGGACCAGGAGCAAGCGATCCTGGCCAAGCTCGAATCTCTCAAGAGACAGGAGGAGGAATGCCTGAGATCGCTGGAACGAGCGACAGCGATGAAGTCAAGAGGGCAAGGGCAAAATATCTTGCCATCCAGCGAGCGAAACGCCGGTTAGAGAATCGCCTGGCGGACATCGACTTCGAGTTCGATGTCCTGAAACCGGGGCTCCAGGCCCTCGAGAAGCGCATCACCGTCCTCGGGGAGCTTCCCAAGTTCGAGGTAGTGGATGACGAAGATACAGACTAGCTGGGGCGAGCCCCGGCCAGTCTGGGCCTTCGACGTGGAGGCCCGCCCGGGCCCCTGGGGCGGGGGGGACTTTACATTCCGCAATATGCTCAGCATCGCCGCCGGCTTCGAGGGCAAGCCCATCGCCTACCTAGCACCGGGATTCCTGAAATACGAACTGGAGCGCTTGATCATGCCGCTGCGCGAGGGCCGGGTCCTGGTGGTCGGGCATAATGCGGTGCGTTATGACTTGCCAATGCTGAACGGCACCTTAGTCAAGCTTGGCCTGGAACCTTTAACAAGGCCGATCCTTGTTCAAGATACTTACGCCCACTTGGTCAAGAGCGACTATGCCTACTCCAAGAGTCTGGGGAACATGGCGGAGCGGTTCGGTATCCAGGCCAAGGGCAGCATGTCGGAATACGCGTGGGAGCGGGCCTACGACGGGGATCCCGAGTACCTCCGCCGCCTCATGGAGTACAACATCCGGGACGTGGAAACCGTGCTAGCCCTGCGTGCCGTCCTACTAGAGCGGGGGATGCTCAAGCCCCCGCGAGTATGGCGACCGTAGGAAGTGCATCCACCGCCCGCCGCTTGTCCTCTGGCCGTACCGAGGCGTACCTGTGCGTCGTCGCCAAGTTGGCATGGCCAACCAGCCTCGAGGCCACGGAGACTGGCACCCCCTGATCCAGGAGCCCGGTGACGAAGCTGGCACGGAGCATATGGGCCCGCCGCCGGTTCCTGGGTAGGCCTGCATCCGCCGCAGCTCGCTGGACAATCATGGTGAACCACTGGGGGTGGAAGCCGACCAGGGAATAACCATCCAAATCCCTAGCATTTGAGGGATTGCTAGGCCTCAATTCTCGGGACCGAATTGAACGTAAGGCCCCCAAAGCCTCAATTGCAGTAGCGTTCATCTCCACCCATCGGGGCCGGTCTCCCTTGGCGCACCGGATGTACACCCGCCGCCCCTGCCAGTCGATGTCCTCCTGGGTGATACCGCAGAGCTCCGACCTTCTCAGTCCCAGGGCGTAGCAGGCCAGGATGGCGTGGCCATAGCGGGGGTTTCGAGCGCCCGCAGCCCGGACCAGGAAAGCTATCTCCTCCGGGCTGTAGGCGTCGGGTGGCGGGTCAATCGGTGCTTTTGGGCGGATGTTCGCTGCCGGATTCTTGGCGATGTATTCACGCTGGACAGCCCACTCATAGAAGGAGTTGAAGGCCCGGATGTAGAGCTGCCGGCTGTGGGCCCGCTTGCCCAGGCTGGCCAGGAAGGTCACCACATGCTCCTCGGTGATATCCATGATGGCTACGTTGGACTCGGCCACTAGGCGGAGGATGGCGTAGCGGTATTGGCGGATGGTATTGGTCGAGCGGCCGGTGGCTACCAGGAACTCGGACCAGCGGGCTAGGTGCAAGGCATCCTCACGGTTCACTCTGTTGACCCCCTCGTTATCGGCCAAACAACCTGGCCAGCGTATTCCCCGATTGAATGAAACTCAGGGGTCGCAGTAGTACGAGCGGAGTAGGGCGAGGTCGGTGGCGTTGGGCCTATCGGTATCCCCCATCATGATGCCGTTGCCGCCGTGGCCGAAGCCCAAGGCGTGCCCAAGCTCATGCCCGATGTCCCCAACCATTTGGCTGCGGTAGTAGTCTTTCCACCATGGCCCCCAGGGGGCGTAGACGGCGAAGGCCCCACCGGAGGATGCGTCCCAGTAGCCGAGCATCTGCGGTGAGGAGGACTGGTTGCGGAAGATGGTGATGGCTCCGGAGGTGAGCAAGCGGGAGTAGCCCAGGTCGCCTATGGAGTCATCCCAGGTGCTCGTCCCGGTGGTGACCGTGAAGGACACGCACCCACTGCTCCAGTTGGCCAGAGCGGCGTCCCTGGCCTGCCGCCAGATCCTCCGGTGCTCCGGGGTCAGGGTTCGAGCCAGGGTGTCGATGACCGGAATGGGCATGGTGTAGGTGGTCGGGGTGGTGGCGGCATCGGCCGTGCCGCCAGGGCCGTAATCGGTGATGGTGGCTGATGCCGTATTAGTCATCAGGCTTAGGGCTACCGCCACAGATGCAGCCACCAGCCCGAGTCTTTTGAGTACCGGGGGGAAGTGGAGGAAAGGGCGAACGCCCTCGGCCAGTCGGGTCCAACTGAGGTACCTGGCCTTAGACCAGTTGCCCAAACTGGCCTCCACCAGCATATCTATGATGGCGTCTTGAGCGTCAGCATCCGGGACATAGTGCCCCCGGAGCCAGCGCCGAACCGTCGCATCTGAGATTGGGCCTCGAGCTGAACGGATACCGCGTTCCCGGAGCCAGACGGTCAGCTCAAATGGGGTGATCTCCAGCCGACCCATCTCCTCGCGGATGAGGGGTAGGCGCTCGGCCCAGCCCCTCTTCTCAACGAGAAGGAGACTAACTAGCTCCTCGACGCGCTGCTCCTCGGTCATGGCCTTCGCTCCCTTCTCTGCCTCGCCTGATACATCGTCCTTGACACAGCAATCTTGACAGGCCGGGGATGGATAGGTAGTCCCCCAAACGGCCTATCTTCAGGGACGCGGAGAGCGTCGATGCCTTGCATCCTTGACATGCATCCCTGGGGGGGCTAGGATGCGCCTTGTCATGAACGAGGGATGCACCCACTCACTCCACAAGCCGTCCGGCAGGGGGGCTTGCCCCATCCCTCTCGGGGCCTTCGCGTTCCTCGCGTCGTCCATGACACCCCCCCTGTCGGACATCCACCCGGAGACACGCTGATGCGCTTCTTGGGCAGGGGGAGTCGTGATCCTGGGGAGGCTCGGCTCTCCCCGCCCAGCCCCGACGACAAGGATTCAGCCTCCAGTCGTTGGCTTAGGCATTACATCATCAAGGGGTGCGATGGCTGCTACGTCGGCCGTACTTCTGAGGAAGACCACTTCTGCGATGTAGGGGCCGCGCTACGCCGTGCCGCCCTGGATGAGATGAAGGCGATTCCCTCACGCGCCAAGAAGCCGGCGGCTACACCATTCAACCCATCTATTGAGGGGAAGCGGGCATGAAGCACTGCGAGACATGCACCTGCCCCTCGTTCTGCCGGGGGTGTGGAGCCGAACTTCACCAACCCGAAATTGGCCGCCCAAGGCTCTGGTGCAGCCGATCCACCTGCCAGGCCCTCAGCAGGAATCAGGGGCGTGCGGAAAAGCCGGAAAACGACCCCAGGACTGCCCCCGGCAACCCCTGGAGGTGGAACCCATGAGCCTCCGCGTCCAAGCCCGAGACAGCAGGGGCAACGTGATGGCTGCCGCACAATTCGCCGATGCCGAATGGCAAGCGGCATTCCACACCGCCAACAAGTGGGTCGGGGTGGACGAGATCACCGTGGAGTTCACCCGCATACCCGATGAGACGTGGACTTGTGGGGATTGCGAAGCGCAGATCTACGACATGCTCGCCGAGACCTGTGCCCTATGCGGGGGGAAGAGGATTCTATGACCAGGGTATGCGGCCATGCCGGGTGCTACCCCGACCGCTGCATCAAGTGGGATGGTTGGGAGGATTCATCTCCGCTTTCGCCCATTCGAGGCATCCTCATCGGACTTGTCATCTCGGCAGCTATCTGGGCCGTGCTGGTGGCCGCATGGAGTCTGTTGCGATGACATCTGACACCCGAGTAACCGCCTATGAAGTGAATTGGAAAGCCGCAGCGCGGGCACTTGCCCAAGACAACAAACGGCTCCGGGCGGCGCTAACAGAGATAGCGACCCTGCCTGATGCTTCTGCAATTGCAAAGGAGGCGCTGAGTCGCGAAGCGGCCCCGCCTTCGTCCGCCAAACCGCCGCCAGTTAGAGCAGGGGCCTTCCAAGGCCGGTATCCCACGGAGAACACGTGAGCACCACGGTGGCTTTGTACAACCGCCCAACCCGTACCCATCGGGGACTGGCTACCTACACGGTGGAGTGCGGTAAGCGGGTGGAGCGGTGCTTGCGGGAAGAGAACGGGGTGCCGGCCCATGAGCTCGCCTTCGCCATCCGCCGGCGCGGTGCTGCCCTGCCCTTCAAGCGATTCGCCTACTACGGAATCAGCGAACAGAAGAAACACATAGAGCGGGCGCATGAAGACTACGGAACGTCACTCACCTACGCATCCCATGAGTTCCCCTGCGGATGCGATGCCTGCATGCTCGATGACGATGGGGGCGACCTGTGACCGACATCGTGGAACGCATAAAGGTCGAGCACTGGACGAATAGCGTCGGCGAGGACGTTACGTCCTACCGGGTCACCCTTGTCAACGAGACAGGCCAGCGAGAGGTCAATTGCTACTCACCGCTAGGCAAGGATTTGAAAGAGGATACACCACTTCCCGAAGGATGGGAAGTCAAGACTTCAAAGGCTGGCAAGCCGTACCTGGCCGCCCCAAGACTTACGTCAGGCGGTAGCGGAAGTCCGCGGGGCCCCGGAGTCCCTGCCGCCTGGCGTAATACCGAAGCCGGGGCCAAGTACGAACAGGAACGGATGGATAGGCGGACTGCGCTTATGCAAGCCGTGGCGGCTGACGGTGAATGGTATTGGAACGCCGAGAAGTTCTACGAATGGCTTCGTAAAAGCGTGGACGGAGGCGGGGGACAATCGAATAGCAGCGCGCCACAAGAAGCGGCCCCGCCTTCGTCCGCCAAACAAGAGTGGCCTGATCCCATCGATTACGAAACCAGCGAGCACAGGCCTAGGCGCACACCGAATCAGCCACCTCCGGGGTGGGATGCCCAATGATCTGGTTCCTGCTCTGGTTCTTCGTCGGCGGATTCTTCGGTGCCTTGGCTATGGCTATGGCTGCGGCAACAAGGGATTCGGGTGATAGGGAAATCGCCTACTGGCAGGGATTCAACGAGGGCATTTCGGAAGGAAAGAAGCTATGACCGACGAAGAAGACCCTGGTGACCTTGCAGCCCTACTTGTCGGCTGTGCCGTAGCCCGCCGGTTCAAGCAATTCGTACCGACAGTTGATGAGGACACATGGCTAGCGGTGGCGATATCGGCCAAGGAAGTCTTCGAGGTAATCGAGCGGAGCGAAGATGACCCGCTGCGAGCCCTCGATGAGTGGCACGAGTTGGAGGAGGCGGTGCAGGAGTGAGTGACACAGCCGAAATCGTAGAACTACGGCGCATTCGCCCGGTCAAGTGGAGCGCACTGGATAAGAAGGCCGAAACATTCCGAGCTGGTTTCGTTGGTCTGTTCCTGAAATACGAGGGGTCGCCGCTCCTCGATGAGGATGGGTCACCAATTCTTTCGCCTGGTGGCCGGCAAACAGAAGTCACTGCGCGCTCCTTCGCCAGGCACTTCGGAATCGCCGAGACAACCTTCCAGGGTTGGGTCATTGACGTTCGGGGCGTAACGGCTCCGTGGAATCAACGAGAGCGCACGGATACCGTGCGCTCGGAGCACCACGGGCAGTGTTCCCACTGTCCTGAATTCCACGAGGAAGGGGGTGAATAGTGGGCTCAACATGGATAGCACGGGCCCGGGCACAGGGCTACGACCCGAAGCGGGTTGTCGATGCTCCCCAGTCATTCGGAAAGCTGCAAGCAACGATCACGCTGGCCGATATGAAGGGGGCCGTTATTGGTGATCCGAATAACTGCTCGGGCGTGCGGTGCCTGAAGCGCACACTGGATGCCGAGTGGGCCGATGTGACGGCCTCGGTCGGAATTATCGTCCCGCCCGGTCAGAATGTGCCCAAGAATCGCAAGAAGCTGCTGCGATTCCTGGTCAACGGTATTGCGAAGCGACAAGACCGAACGATGAATGTCGCCGGCGAGACGTTGATCCTAAGGCCAGCCCCCAAGAAGCAGACGCTGAAGGCACAGCGAGTCCGAAACCGGAATAAGCCGCCAGCGAGCGGTGACACGCGGCGACGGACCCCGTCCTTCGCAGCCCAGCTTCGCAGTAACTGATCTGCCCGTCGCTCCTAATGGGGGCGGCGGGGAAGTCAGCAAGACGGAATGCTGATGGGTGACGCCACCGCCAGTCGGGAAGACTCGCGGCCGCTCGCAGAAGTCTAGCGCCTGCGCCGGACAGCGTTTCGTGAAAGTGCCGTCAGCATGTTTGATGGGGGTTTAGGTGAACGAAGGAGAACCTACCGAGTTGGCCCTGGTAATTGAAGAACTTGTTGAAACACAAAGACCAACTACGGCACCGGAGAGAACAATACGAACTACGTTCGTCAATCCCGATGTTCACTACCTGGTTCACCGTACCGGCCTAGACCCAAGAGTAGTGGGCAGGATGCTGCGTTCCTTCGGTGAAGCAGTTGTTTTGGAATCACTACGTAGGTTTGCAACTGGCTATCAGTATGCACCGGGTAGGGAAGAAGCGGTGTTCATCAGTATCTGTAGGGCGGTGGAGTCTGTTGGCAAAGAAGGGTAGGGACTACATGGCAGTCTGCGGAGACTGCATGCAGCTGATCGACTTGAACAAGATCCTGCCCCTCATTCGTCGCAATCTTCGAGTAGTTCATGACTGCGGAAAGGTGCTCCATGCGGGCAAAAGCGCCTGACCCAACCTGCGTCTGTGGGTGCGGCGAGGTGAACTTGAAGATCCAACTCAAGACTGGCCATGTTGTCGGATGCAGGTGTCCGTCATGCATCGGCCGGCGGAACCGCCGGAAGGGCCACGCTGCCCAAGCTCGAGCACACAAGAGACTCGGTGGCCAAGGGTGGACGCCCACGGAAGAATCCAGCGCGAGGCCGTATCAGGTCGAATGCCTAGTCATGCCAGAGGTAAAGACAGGCCAACAGATTCCGAAGTCATGGGATACGTTCATCAAGACGGAGTGGTTTCGGCGCGCACTTTCCCAATCGGAGCGGGCCGTACCGTTCGGATCTGGAGCACTTCCTTGCGTCGTTCTCCGTGGCGATTTTGCAGTAGTGGACATTAGGAGGAAAAAGTGAACTCAGGATGCACCCTCGATGACCACATCGCCCTGGAGGCCGAGAACGAGCGCCTGCGGGTAGATAACGCCGCTCTGACCAGAGCGAATGACAAAACTCTGACAAGCCAATTGCGAATGCGCACAGCTCTCGAGAAGATTGCCGAGGAGAAGTGGGGCCTTAGCCGCGCCGAATTGGTCGCTATCGCCCGCCAAGCCCTGGAGAAGAAGTGACCAGAGAATACACCCCCTGCGAGATATGCGGTCACTACGGGATAACCCGAACTAAGGCGCTCGAGCATGCCGAAGAAGTAAGGGAATTGATAGACCGGCTCCGTAGCGAGTACGGCTCCATCCGAATGGCCGCCCACGCATATTCCGCCCGCTTTGGAGTGAACCAGGCATCAGCGGAGCGGCAGTTCTATCGCCTCACTGGCGGGCATGGAGCTCTGTATCACCCGACACTCCTAGACGAGTTGAGAACGATGCTGTGATGGAACCGATACGAGCAACCAAAATTGTGAGTGAGCGCGGCCCCTGGTGGATAGAGCATCCCCGTCGGCAACGTCCGAGAGGACGTGTATGCCGCAACCGATATTGCGATACCGTTCTCTCCGTCTACAACCGCCAAGAGTACTGCTCGATTTGCGTCAGGGATTATGACCCTAAAAACCAGAAATATGGGAGGCATCGTGATTACGTTTAAGAAGGGCACGACCCTTGCGGCCGATGTGACGTTCTACGGCAGTGAGGAGGTAGAAGCCCTTCAGGCAGAAGTCGAGCGCCTGCGGGCGGACCTGCTGAATGCAGTAGATGCGTTTGCGGACCTCGGTGCTACTGAATACGAGGCATATTTCCGCCAAGCCCTCGAAGGCCATGCTTGAGATTTGCCCCCGTTGCGGATTCAGAGAAATAGATGATGATGAAACTGGTTGGTGTTCAAGATGTGCGGGAGTACGCGTAACCGACAGCTACCAAGAACGGAAGTTGACGGAGCGGCGGAATAGGTGGCTTGAATGGTTGGCGGAGAGGCGGAATGGGTGACCGCTACGTGGGAGCAATGGGTCGCGGCAATCATTGAGGCCTACAAGGATGGAGGCGATCTCGAGGCGGCGCATGGCGAGGAGGACGAATTACTTGAGTCGTTCGTCCGATACAAGGCCAGCGTTGGCGATAAGAAGGCGGCTCTGATATTGCCGCTGCTCAATATGGAGAGAAAGCGGTGGTACGCATGAATAGTGGAGAGCTTTTCGATAAAGCCCTAGCTATTGAGGAGCGGTGGCAACATCGGCCCGGCATGCGCTTCCAATGGCGAATGAATCACGAAGCATTCGATGCCATAGTTGAGATGTCGGCGGGGCCAAAGCCAAGTGAGGTTGTCTCTCTTCGCGAATTCGGCCCGAAGTTCGCTCGCCTTGAGGACGAACAGGATCGTGCATGGGCCGAACGAATCCGACATGGACGTGAGAGTTGGGGAAAGGAAGGAAATCAATTGCTGGGTTGGCCTGTTATCTGCGACGACTCGTTCAATGGCATTGAACCGGAGGTGGCTGTCCTGTGAGCGACATTCCCGGATTCTCTCCCCTCAAGCCGTGGGAGTACGAGGCCCTGAAATCCGACATTGCCAAGCGTGGTGTCCTGGTGCCCATCGAAATTGACGCCAATACCAACGAGGTGGTGGACGGCCATCACCGCCTTCGTGCAGCGCGGGAATTGGGACTTGAGGACTACCCAGTCCGCTTCCGTGAGTATACCTCCGATGAAGAACGCAAGCTCACCGGAATCGTTCTCAACACATATCGCCGACAGCTAACTGGCGTGAAGCGCACCATGTGGCTGGCCATCGCTAACCAGCTGCGCCTTGACTTGGGCTACGATGATCCGCCCATTGTCCCACCAGTCAAGGAGAAGAAGCCATCGGCAAGTGATGAGCCCGATGCACTGGCAGCAAGACAACGGGAGCACCGTCTCCGGGAGCGCATGAAGCCGAAGCATGCACTGGCAGCCAATGCGGACCCATGGATTGTGGCCGACGAGATCCTAGATTGCCTTGAATTCGTCCGAGTACACCTAGAAGCGATAGGGATGAAGACTCCCCTCGAGCGCCTTGACCAAGCCATGGAAGGTGTCCGCCGTTTGGCGTGGGGACCAGAGGAACTGGAGGCATCGTGAGCCTTGAAGAGGACATGAATCTCATAGGTGCCACGCTAGATTCATATGTGAGGGTTGTTAACCGCTACGCTAGTGGTGTTAACGGCCCGTTTCAGCTTGACGATGCGAAGGCCGCT